CTGAGAACCTGCCAGCGAATCTAAAGGTCGAGGAAGCCTGCCCAAATATATTTACGGGCCAGAAGTTCTTCGATCAAAGGCCGCAGGATTATGCGATGGTCGTTAAGATGTTGGCAGAGGGATCGACTATCAAACAGATATGTAAAACCTGTAAAGTTTCTCCTCATACGATAGCCATAGTCAAATCTCGTGAAGGAGATACCCTAAAGGAGTCTAAAAAACATTTGAGAGCTTTAATAGGTACTGCGACTCATCTTGCTGTGGAAAAGCTCATAACGAAACTACAAGACGATGAAATTCCATCAGGTGTTCTCCCTATCGCTACCGGCATACTGATTGATAAGCATCGCCAGTACGAAGGTGAGCCGACTCAAACCATTGAGGTGAAGAAATCTTTATCCCTCGATGAGATCCGAGCCGAGCTGGCTAACCTCAAGAACGAAAAAGTAATTGAGGCTGAAGTTACGGATGTAGAGACATCCGCCTAACCGCCTGACCTGCAATCCTTAGATTGCCAGCCTACCTGGTTGGCTGTGTCAGAATATATATTTTTACCAGCCTACCTGATTGTCTATGTCAGAATGCTTTGATGTAATATCCCTAGGATAGCGTTTAACGGGGCAGGAAGGCATCTATTTAGCCTTTTCCCTATCAAGCGAGTCTTCTGACTCATCTTTACCTGATCAAAGCCTTTTACGAGCATATGGTTCTTACCTGTGTATTTGATTCTCACGAGTGGTAGTAGTAGTGGTTTAAATCTTTTACGATGATAATCTGAGTAGGTGGTCGAGCTTGTAGGCTATTGTATCGTAGTACCGACTTCCCTTTACCCCGTCCGTCAGGGTAAGGGGTGGCGGGTGTGAGCGGTAGGTATTGCGAAGCAATAGCTAATGGCCGACTTTGGAGGCCATAGCTTACCCTGCCAGGGAAGTAGGTACTACTATAGCCTGTTTTTACCACCACCCTCCTTTTTATATATAAGGGGGGGGGTGGTGGTTCTTAGAAGGAAAATCGGCATAATTACTCGGTATAGGAATAGATGTTTGGGAAACCATTTTTAGTGATATGTACACTAATATTTTTCTTACAAATACCCATAATCGTTTCAAATTTCTTATCTTTTATTATCTCTTTTGTTTTCTCCTCAAGTTTTTGTCGGAGCTTTTCGTATCCTTCGACTGAGTTAGTTTTTAATATTTCGATAAGGGCATTGGATAGCTTTTCGTTTAGTTTTTTATTCTCTTTAGACTGCCCTGGCTTTCTTAATTTGGGTTCTAGGTCAGGCTTATGGATAAAGTTTGGCCATGAAAATTCTACCACTTGGGGGTCGGGAGTTGGGAAGTCTCGGAGGGTGGCCTCGAGTACGAGGTGATCCTCTTCCTCGTGAGGTGTTAGGGTAAGGATAGCATCGGGGTCACGGGCAAACACGCCTGACCCGCTTGCCCGATCGATGTGGTCTGTGTCAGACTTGTTTCCCTTTGAGAAATGGTGGGCGTAGACGAATGAGCAGTCTAAGCGTTCGGAGAACTTCTCCATGCGGTTGACTACTTCGGAGATTGCACCGGCATCGTTTTCATCTGCCCCTGTTGCGAGTTTGTAGAATGGATCGACTATTACGAGGTCGGGCTGGTAGTTGGGGAGATCCTCGATGTGGTGGACGAGGTCTTCGAGGGATCGGGATTGGCCTCGTAGTCCGCAGTAGAGGAAGCGGGGGTTCTGTTTATAGATACCTGGATTGGAAGCGATGATGGAGGTTATTCGCTTGGCGGCCATACGGGGCTTTAGCTCGAAGTCTAGGTAGATTACATTCCCTTGGGTTGTCTCGTGACCTAGCCAGGGCTTTCCGTTGGATACGGCTAGTCCGAGGTGGAGGAGGGATAAGGTTTTACCTGCTTTCGAGGAGCCTGATATAATCATCTTCGATCCTTTATGTAGGACATTCTTGATGATTTGGGGAGGCATTTCTGTGTGGGTATCGATTGATACTATGTCGGAGAGGGTGAGAAACTTGGGGGCAGGTAGCGGGTCATCGATTGCCAGCGAGTAGGTTTGGGGTGCATCGGATGACGGGGCTGGATAGTCTACTGGTCCTCGGGAGGAAAAGTATATATCCAGTTCATCTGCTTTCGCTAGTGTCTCGGGGTTTAGGTAATCTTCTCTGTATGCCATTTGCGTATGATTGTATGGTTAATGTTTGTGTTTTACTAAGATAATAAAGTCGGGCTTCCCTTCGCCTTTCTCGCGGACAATGATAACTAGGTTTGTCTCGTCCATACGGGATGCGAAGTTTACGGCATCCTCCATTGGAACCCCTAAGCTAATAAACCGTCTTGCGATGGTTTTTTGTAGGGCTATTGCTTCCAAAAGATTACCTCCTGCTTGGCTGGATAGGGTTCCCCTTCCTTTCTGCGTGTTCCCCAGGGTAATCGGCAGAGTTGGTTCATTAGTTTAAATCGTGGATCTCCACCGAGCTTTTGGGAGAGTTCTAGAAATTCTGCTTTGTATCCCTCGATCCAATGGAACCATGCGTGTAGAGACTTCCCTCCTGAATTGACGATCATTTTGAGCGGGGCAATCTGTTCGAGGCGTTGGATCAGGCCAAGCTGTTGCTCGAATGAGAGGGATGGATCGTCTGTCTCGTGAATAAAGTATTTACGCCCCAGCACCTGTGCTTCTGACCGGTTGGTCGCATGGGCGGGGAAGGTGTTGTATGTGGTGAACTGGTAGTCGGCTAGATCGGGCATAGCGATTGCCTGTGCAATCGTCATGGGTGCAGATCGCTCGGCGACTACCCGCTGGACAAAGATTGATTCGTCAAGATGGAAGAGTCCTTTGAGCGTATCCTCGGCATTCATCGGAATGGGGTCGGATCGGAGGGTGAACTTCTCGAATAATCCGGCATACCCTAAGTTGTTTTCTTTTAGGGCGGGGTCAGGTTGCGCTACCTTTATTGGGTTCTTGGGCAGGTCGGGGTTGTTATGTCGATGATATGCTCCTTTTATAGCGTTGCGTAGCTCGGCTGGTTGGTTTGGGCGGTGGGATACTTTATCGAGTAGTGCGAGCAATGCTCTTTCTGCCTCGGCTGGGTCTTTTGTGTACCTGGTCACAACGAGGGACAAGCGGAGCAGGATATCGTGATGGGACAATAAACCGCTTGGCAGGTTTTCGAGACACCTGCGTATATCTCCTTTCAGGGTGGCCATATTATTCTTCTGCTAGGAGTCGGGTGATCTGCTCGGTAATTTTGATCATCGCCCCTCGTTCGATCTTGGAGATCGTCTGCTTGGCGACACCTGCTTTTCGGGCAATCTCGTCCTGAGTGTATCCTCGGTGGTCCTCGGGCAATGCTCTGAGCATTTGTCGGAGACGGGCATCGGTTGCCATCTTACGGATGGAATTACTCGGCCTGCTTGTCGTCATCCACAGTCACCCACTCGGTTATAAAATGTTCAGGTATGCCATGCTCGGATATATGAGAATCGCTTGGATCGATCTCGTGGCCTTTCCGAGAGATGTGTATAATCTTGTACGATATTTTGTACAAGTCTGCCCACCGCTTGATCGCCCATGCCTCATTGGGGAATCGGATATCATCGAATACAACGAGGCGTTTACCGAGGTATGGCTCTGCCATCCGCTTGGCCGCATCGACCCAAATGTTTGGATAAATGGATTCCCTGCCCCACTCTGTGCCGAGTGTCTGTAACATGTTACGGGTAGTAATACCTTCAGGGAATCCTGGTATCGGTTCTTCCTTTCGATCTAGCCAAGCGGGATGGGGAAGGACGACCTTGAGCATCTCCTTGATCGGTGTGGCGAATGACAGGGTCACTCCACCCAGGGATCGTGCATAGGTCGATTTCCCCACTCCTTTAGGGCCACATAATCCTATCAGTTTAGGTGCTGTACTCGTCATACTTTTTTCTCCATGAAATCAATTAATGATTTAGAAAAATCCGAGCATGACTTAATAAACTTTCGGGAATGAATATCAGCACTCTTGGCGATCAGTTCGTTCGCCTCTTCCTTTTTCTTCTCGTAGTACCGATCAAACTTTTCCTTTTTAGCCTCCAAGGATTTTAGTTCCTTGCCTAGCTTTATCTTATGAATACGAAGTTGTTCCTCTACCGATTTTAATTCCTTCTCGGCATCTGCCATTTTTTTGGCAACCAATGGGTCTAACGGACTTCCATCTTTCAATTCATTCAACTCATCTAGCCTAAAAAATACTGTTCTGATATTTCCCATGCCTTCGACTTTCACATACACTCGATGATCGTCTCCAAGCCATGCACGGATCGAATCAAAAACGGGTCCATTTCCTACAGTTTCTATATTTTTATTTTTCATTCAGTAAATCCAGCGCCTCCCATAATCGCACAAAAGAATGCGATAATTACCCATATCCATACCCCTATCGCTAGGAGCATGAATCCTGTATACGCCAACCATTCCACCAGTTGTTTCATAATTAATAATGTGTTTTGATTATTATCTTGTAGTTATCGGGTTTTTACATTCTTGCGGAACTCAGGGTCATTAACTAAAGATTCAAATTTCGCCTGTAGTATTTCTTTTATCAAAAGCTCAAATTTTTCGACAAACTCGACAAACTCTTGGTGTCTGTCTTTAGGTAAAATCTGTAGCCAAGGATTAACAGTATCGCTTATTAGTTTCTTCATTTCTTCCATATCAGTAGTGTGTTTTGATTTCCCCCTCAGCGGCCAAGGGTAGACCAGGGTAGCTTTGAGGTTCCTCGGTTAGTATTTTGATTAAAAGATCAAGTGCCGCCTGCCCCTCGTTCTCTCCAACCTCTAGGGTTACTGAGTCATGGACATGGAGGCAGATCGGGAGACCGGCATCTTCGATACGAATAAGCGCGTCTGCAAAGATGGATCGGGCAGTTGCTTGTACGATGTTTTGAAACAGCCTAGCCCCGTAGAGTTTTACCGGTTCATATCCTCGGGTAGTCGAGGCAAAGAGTTCTCCATTCTGCTCATAGGCATGGAAGTATCGAACGGGTAAACCACAGCGTGTTTCAAATGTAATACATTCAGGAGTCTCCTTCATCCACTCACGAAATTGGTCCTCCATTTTGGACCATGCGAGCATCACATTGGGGTTCTGCGCTCGATATAGAAGTACCTGCTTTTTAGCCTCTGCTTCGGTCATATTCACACCGAATGATTTTGCTACTTCTAGAAACTTCGTTGCTCCACACCCATAGCCCAGCCCGAGCAGTCTAGCCTTGCACAGCTTTCTCATCTCAGGGGCAAGCTCGGCCATTGGTTCATCCTCATTGTACAGCTTGGATGCCCGACCATGTGCCTCGTATATATCGATCCCTCCACGGACTAGGCCGAGAAAGTCTGCATCGCCTACCAGGTAAGCAATTACCCGAGGCTCGATCTGTGAGAGGTCGGCCGATACAATCACCCTACCCTGTGGAGCCTGTAAGCATTTACGGGCAGAAGTATCTGCCACCTCATCGTTAGGAATAGCCTGAAAGTTTATTACTCCTCCACCACTCCACCTCTTCGTATGGGGAGCGCCACAATATTTCAAACGAGTGGGTACTCGGCGGTCTGCCCGTTGGCCCATGATTAATTTCTGATAGGTTTGCAGGGCAAGGTTTGCCTGCCTCCACTCGGTTGTCTTTCTATCTGATTCTTCGAGGATCTTTTCTGCCTTATCTATAAACTGCTGGCATAGTGGACCATTGATCGCCAAACCTCTGTTTGCGATCCTTCGGGTGAGTGCAGAAAGTGTTCTCTCTTTCCTTGAAAATCCAACATCGAGTTTTTGATATACACGGAGACAGGCTCGACTATCTTCTAAAGCGTAATTGATAAAATTAGAGTTCGCCTGAATATCTTCAACGGATAATCCTGCCATCTGCTCACGGGCATCCTTAGATAATTCCTCGTTAAATAGTTCTTTATATACACCCGCCAAGGAGCGTGGAAGCTGGTGGTATGATGCCATATCGGCTGTGCATATCCACTCGGCAGGCATAAACTCGGGCATCTGCCCTCGATAGATGGCGGCTCGGGCACAGACGCTATCAAACTCAGCATTGTGGGAGATTAAAGTGTGGCCGTTTAGGCGCTCCACCGTCAACTTCTGTGGCTCCCCTACCCATTCAAATCCATCCTCTGCTACGATGGATACGAGGGTGACTCGGAAGTCGGGATGCTTCACATATCGGTCGAGGCCAATCTTTGCGACTGAGTATTGCTTGGTCCAGTAGGTTTCTAGATCAAAGGCTACGAGCATGGGAACATATCCATTTGCGTGAGCGATAATCTTTTTCCGATTAACTCACAGTATTTCGGGTTTAATTCGCACAGAATAGCATCACGCTGTAATTCGTTCGCAACTTCTGCTGTTGTTCCACTCCCACCAAACGGATCAAGAACAACTCCACCCTGTGGGCATCCAGCTTTAATGCATGGACGAATGAGTTTCTTTGGGTAAGTAGCAAAGTGAGCCTCGGGGTAAGGTCTAGTATTTACAGTCCAAACGGATCGCTTGTTACGAGTATTATATATTTTATTATCGCCCCCAAACTCATGCTGTTCATATCTATTTTTCGACCCTCCTCTTGGCTGGTCCTTGTAGGAGGCTTCTTCCATTATCGCCTCATGGTCATAATAATACTTTGAGGACTTACTAAGTAAGAAGATATATTCGTGAGCCTTAGTGCATCGATCTGTAACAGACTCAGGCATCGGGTTTGGCTTGTGCCAAATAATATCTTGCCTCAAATACCAACCATCCGCTTGTAATGCGAAAGCGACTCGCCAAGGTATTCCGACAAGGTCTTTAGGCTTTAATAAATCATCGGTAAAAGGTTTGGTCACATACTCCAAGTGCCTTTCTCCATTGTCCTTAAGATTACCCGCTGGCCCTTTACCGCTACCAGCATAACTATCCCCGAGGTTAAGCCAAAGCGTACCATCCTTGGTAAGCACCCTCTTAACCTCTGAAAAGACCTTTACCATATTAGCCACATATTCTTCGGGTGTTTCTTCGAGTCCTAGTTGGCTGTCTTTACGAGTTGCTCCACACTTTGGGCATTCTGTTTTATAAATACCATCACCGATTGCTCCTTCTAAATTCTTTTGCCCCGTGGAGCAGGAATCTGAATGTTTACTATCTCGTTTATGAGAACAATTAGGATTACCACCTTGCCATTCTGCTGTGCCATAATCTCTAAGCCCCCAATACGGAGGGGAGGTCACGCAACAGTTTACAGATTCGTCCTCTAAAGTTTTTAACGAATCTATGCAGTTTCCTTGTAATATTTTATAATTCATACCACTTCCCGAAATAAAGTTTCTGCTGATAGGATTGCATTTTCGAGAGTCGGATATTCCGTCTCGGGAAAATCCCTATCGATCTGTAGTCGCCAGGTATGTCCATCCTCCTGTTCGACTAAGGTTATATCTGCCTGTCTATTTCCCGCCTTCACGATCACCTTTGATCCACGGGGTAATCCCAATCCCATTTTGTATTCAGTCTTCATTTTCTTCCTCCTTATCTTCTTCGCAATCTTGATGCTCGTGCTGATATTCGCGGTCGTACCAGCACTTACAACCATCGCACCACATTTCTAAATCGTAGCTCGCCCATCCTAAGAACTCGCCCATTCATCTTCCTCCATCTTCTTTAATTTCTGTCTGCCCTCCCACTCCTCGCTTGGGAGCATTCGAGGGATATTTGTTCTGTATTTCCTGCCCTTCGAGTCATACGCCAACTGGCACTTGCTGAATGCCCTGTGCATACCCTCAACAGCTTCCTCTCGTGTTAGGTAAGGAGTTTGAATTTGCTTTCTCTCCAAACTACCTTCCCGCCAGCAACGAGGGCCAAAGACATTCCGCTCTAACTTCTCGGATCGTAGTTCTTCAGGCTCCGCCATATTTCGCATACTCCCTTAAATACCTTCCACGCATCCCGAAGCTCATCGGGTGAATATTTGATCACCTCAAAGCGACCTGGTTCAGTCGAGGATAGGTAGCAGTTAGCACCGTATATACCTTCACTCATCATCCGATCCTCGCCAAAGTAGGTCGCCCCGTAGGCGGCAATCTGATGAATCTGAAAATCGTAACTGGTTACCTTTACTCCCTTCTTCGTCTTCCTTGTCTTCCAATCGACTATAAAGTTCTGCCCCTCGGGACCCTTCCCTACGATATCCACCGTTCCCGCGAACCCATGCTGGAGATTCACGAGAAGTTTCTCCCGCTCGATGAATCGTAATTGATTCTCCTGCTTCCAATCGAACGCTGGCTGTACATACTCCAGTAAATCATCGTCCACAGGAAACCCCTCGAAATACTTCTCGATTGCATCGTGGATTCTTGTACCGAAGTCGGCCGCTTCTTCTACAGGTCTTTCATGCTCTAGCAAGCATCGGTCTGCAAAGTGTTCAAAACTTTCGTCCATTTTAGCAGGGTTGTCGTAAGCTATCCGCAAAAGCTGATCCTGTTTCCAACGATCAAGCCCAGGCTTCGCAAACAGCCCAAGTATACCGGTGACGCTGGGAAAGAGTTTATGCTTCTTGGCATCCCTCAAGGTAGTATTCCTTTCCCCGTCACCTTTTGCCAAGGGCATGGTATGGCGAGGTTCTCCTGTAGCGGTGTACCAATGGCCACCACTTCCCCTCTTCGGTTTAGCGCTTAAAATAGCCATTGATTCCCTCCTTAATTACTACCCATAGAAACCATGCAAAATGAAAGGCTCGCTTTAAATATTTCATGCTTCTACCTCCTCGCCCTTTAGCCAAGGAAACTCTGTCTCTAAACCATCAAGCATGGCCTTTACCTCGACATCATATACCCGACCATCTTCCACCGCTTTTACTGCGTGGATCATGTTCGCATGGTTACGATTAAACTTCTCGCCCAAGTCCATATACTTCATGCCGAGCAGTTTCCTCGCATAGTAGTATACACATTGACGGGCTAGTGCGATTGGCTGTTTTCTGACTCGGCCATCAATATCATCAATCGATACCTCAAAGCCCTCGGCTACAGCCTTCTTAATTTTAGGAATAGTCGGCATATTCATAGCAAAAACATATCAGCGATTACTCCGAGAACTCCGACCATCAGGAACAAAGCGGGATTAAAAAAGTATTCCATAATTGATCCTTTCATGCAGGTAAGCTCCTTATGTAATCGATTAAAGACTGAACACATATCAATCGTACTCCTTTTTTCTTCCCACTAGCTTTCATCGAGTGGCTTTTAACAGGTGGGTTGAAATCGTTTTCCTTGCATGGAAGTACAAGTAAATTAATGCCACTTCTACTTAAGCCCGTGATCGGGCATTGACTACCTTGCTTAGGTAATCGCATAAACTCTTTTTTATATTCCATATTTTTATTTAGTAGTTGTTTGGGGTAAGAAGCGGGTGACCGATGCATTGACCAAAACCGGCCACCCGCCATGTGTGGATGTGGTAGGCTCGCTCAGAACGGCGCAGGAGCCGGAGCGGAAAACATTTGTGCCTGTGCAGGCTGTGCAACTGGCGTAGGTTGAGGTTGTGCGACAGGTGCAGGCTGTGCCATCTGTGGCTGTTCCACAGTTACCTGTGTATTCACCTGTGGCGCAGGCGCGGAAGCACCGCCTGGTATGTTAAACTGGCTAGGCTGTGGAACCTGTGCTTCCATGCCTGCCATCACAGGAGTGATCGAAGTAATATCACAATAAACTGTGCCTTTTTGTGAAGTTTTCTGAATGATATTAATCATGCACCCCTTGCCTCGAAGTGTCTCAGTATCGAAACCAGCACCTGGGTTGCTACCGAGCCATGAGGTAAGCACACCTACGAGTTTGCTCTTCTCATGGGCAGAAATTTTCATCTCTCCGGTCTGTACCATCTGCCCATCCTGAGTACCGAAAAGAAATCGGCAGACATCCAGGGTTTCAATTTGTGAAGGGTCTTCATATTTCGGGCGTTGGATACCGAATGAATCCTTAACATCCAAGCATACTGCGAGGTACTGCCCTGCGTTAATTGGTTGAAGAGGCCAACCTGTGATTGGTCCATCTCCATTTGATGATTGTTGTAATATTGCCATGTGTTTTTTTGCCTGTTTTAACGAGTCGGCCTCTCGGTTTAGTGATTAATGTCATAATTAAGAATCAGTAAGGCATCCGCTGTTTTGAGCGTTAGCCCTTTTACGCTTGGGTAAAGTCGCTTGGCGTGGTTCATCAGTACTTTCTTACGCTTATCTCCTGACAATCCTTTCAGCCCACTTAGCCCCTTCTGCCATTCCTGTGGGCGGACGAGTTTATAAGGGATCTCTCCCATCCGAAGGACACCTTCTAAATAGCCACATGATTTTCCAAGTTTGAAGCTCGTGGAACTAGGAATCATTTTGCCGGCAAACGGAGGGACCAGTTCAACCACAGCTTCGATGGATGTTACATCGGGGTGGTCCTTGAGGTCTTGTAGGTGTTCCACAAACTCGAAGTCCTCACCGAGGTTATGCAGATGAATATTGCGTAAACTTCCCCAAGCGATTGCGTAACCGCCTGACTTGCCTGGATCGATAGCGATGGTTAGCTTCATTATTTCGCCTCCTCTAAAATCTGAGACAAAGTCCACTCGATATCGGAGCGGATAAATTTATTCCCTAGCTTTCTCCAGCCGTACTTTTTACGCCAATCTATTAACTGGCGCTCGGTCAGCCGAAATATCTCCTTTACCTCGGATCGAGTAAGGAGTAAGGGGTGATATTGTTTGAGTAGTTTTTCTGTTTCCATGCGGTGAATAAATCACCAGCAGGAAAAAAAACTGTTATTTAGCTAACTGCTTTTGTCGCACTAGGAGCGTAATACATATTGTGCGAACTCAATTTAGTTCCCGCCGGTGGGTTAATGTCTAATTTTGAAAGATCGAGTGTGTCCCATGCCTGAGTCACAATTCGCATAATTAGCATAAAACTTATTCTGTCAACATTCATGTGATAAAAAGTTCAAAAAAATACATATCCCACTATTTACTTTGAGTTCCTGCATCTTTTTTACGCTTCTTCTCAATGCCTTTATATCGGAGTAACCTGTAGTAATTAGAATCTCCACGCACTTTTTTCTTACCTTTTCCCGAAGCTCCACCAATCGCTCCCAACAGCCTAGCGGCCTCTTTAACTCTGTCTGCGCGGTCATAGACCTTGCATAGGATTGGCTTTCCACAGACGCTAATAATTTTACCATGCCACTCATTCTGACTGACTTGATCTAAATGATCGAGATTCAAGTTTGCCCATAGATACCAGGTTCTCCGAATGGCATCAGGCGCTCTTTGCTTCAAATGGTCCCAATCTCGTGCAAAACACTTACGAGTCTTGCCACTATAAGATAAAACACAGGCAAACTTATTTTGTTTATTAATTTTTCTATTCATTATGGCTACTGCTTGCCTTAAAATCTATGAGATTTTCTACAACATAGCAACATTTACCTACGGAAAACTACGGAAATCTACATAGTTCAACGCAAGGGGTTGTGCGGAGAAATTTCGGAATGTAAGACCGATATTAGCGGAATCGCTCGGCAGATTTAGCACCTGCACTTACCGCAGGTAGCATGAACCTATTACCAGGCATAGCTGGTGCTTGGCGGGTAATGCGATTGGCGGGTTGGCGGGTTGGCGCTTTGGGGTCTGAAGGCATATAGTTTATATTCCTCTCCCCCGCATCGAAAGTCCCTCGGTTGCCGGTGGCCGATTTGATTTGTTCGGGGGAGAAGGCGATGTAATGGTCATTTCCTTGGTGACGGGTTTCTTCCTTTAAAATTACACCATCAATACCAATCTCGGTCATGGCTTTCATGTAAGACTTATTATCACCACCAAATACATCGTACCAAACTGTTTGAAAGGCTTCGTGTGCAGTATCATAGTTGCGAACTGCATTAACTTGTGAAGATACAGCAGAATAAGGTTCCTCAGACCAATTTGATAAACCACTTTCCCAAAATAAATCCTCATTATCTTCAAACTTTTGATACAAATCTTCAATAGATTTTGAATCATTAGCTTTAGCAATTAACGCCTCAACTGTTTCAACCGAAGGGATTGGTGTAGATTCATCAATTGGGTTTTTTAAACTTAAATAAGTTTCATATACTGTGCCGTCCTCACCCCTTTTGTACCTAGATGCCTCACTTCGATCATTTGTAAAATAAAAACCAGCACCTTCTACATCGTGACCCTCGCCTAATTTATTAGGATCGAAAAAGTTCCCTTCTAACTTACCAGGTGTCCCATGATAAACCACCAACGGCTCGCCGTTCTCATCGACTACCTTGGACTTGCCGAACCACTTCTTAAAGTATGGCGAATCCGTACCCTTCTCATTCCATAGCTTTGCGGCCTCGGCTTGCTTCCCCTTCCCCGCACCCGCTTCGGAGGCTGGCATGAAGAGTTTGTCGGTAATCTGCACATCGGCTTCATCGAAGATTACATAATTGTAATCGCCCTCGCCTTTGGATCGGGATGAACCATCTAAATATTTGATGCCTGGTATGCCGGCTTCTTTTAGGGCGGCGGATGCGGCGGCATCAGGTTTCCCTAAAGACTTGGTTTGCTTAGATGATTGGTCCGAAACTAACTTTTGATAAATATTTTTACCGAGGAGTGAAACTTCACCTGATAAAACAACTTGAGCCATCCCTACATCGGATTGTTTTCCCAAGTCGGAAATAATTTGGTTTGCAGTTTTTTTGCCGACTAAATCAACTAAACTATTTTTCGTAATACCAGGTAAAGAAAGTCCTGTTTCTCCACCTTGCACTTCAAAATGAAATTTATCTCGCGCATCCGAATCATAAATGACTATAAATTCTTCTTCTTGCTTAACTGGGATATTTTTCTCCTTTGCCACTTTCTCAACCTTCTCCCTCACCCCCTTGGGTTGCTCGGACAGAGGCTTATCCCATAGCAGATACTCGTTCTCCTTCGGGGCGAGTTCGACTTTGTAGAGGGAGCCTTTGGCGAGTTCAACATCTCCGCTTTTAACAAGTGAAACTGCTTTTTTAATGTGGGAAACTTCAGTCGGTGAATATTCGTATTCACCCGAAGTTGCTTGAGTTTCTAATGTCTCAAGATCTTTAAGAAACTCGGCATTGTTCTTAGACATTATAGCCGCATCATCTAATATGAAACCAACTTCCTGATCGAAACTTTCAATACCTGGTTTCTCTTTCCATTTATTCGGATTTTCTATTCGTGCCAATGTCTTCCGATAATGCTCCGCCACATCTTGTTTCCCCGCAAAGTAAAGCCCATGCCCATAGGCCTGTGCGCCCTCGCCCGTACCGATTGCCGATGTTCTGAACTTGCCTAAGGGCGCGCCAGGCTCGGGGGCAAAGGTGTGCGGTGTGCCGTGGTAGGCGGCCGGCATATACCTAATGTCTTTATTTTCAAAACTACTAAATTTTGAGGTGGCAGTTGGATACCCAAATAGTCCGCTTACTTTTCCAAATGGCCGATCTTTAGAAAAGAATTTAGTTTCTGCCGATTGATCCTCAATTAATTTTAATCGTTTGGAATCAAATATTGTTACCAGTTCATTGCCAGCTGAATCTGTTGATTTATACCCATGCCAGCCCCGTTTTTTAATCTCCGGCTCATACGCAAAAAGCGATTCACTATCTACTGGCAATCTTTCACCACTAGGAAGAGTAATAGATTCTCTGTGACTTGGATTATTTGGATCAAAAATATATTTAGCATTCGATGCCAAAACCAAAGGTTTTAAATTTGGGTTTTCTGCTTTTTGTTTTTGGTTGGCGACCAATCGGTTTGTTGTGACTGTGATGGGTGAAGTTTCTGACCATCTATGGGTGTCTTTTTTAGTCACCGTGTCCGACATTATTGAGGAGGCATCAAGAACTTTATCATATGTCCCAATAGGTGATCCTAATTCGCCAAAGTAGTATAGCGGGATAGGTTTGTAGTTTTGATTTTTTATAGTCGCAAATACAGGTGCTTCATTTTCTTCACCTCGCATAAAATGTTGGAAGTATGGAGACTCAAAATTCTTCTCTCTCCAAAGTTTTCGAGCTTGTTTAATTTGCTCCCCTTCTGTTTTGTATGCTTGCTTTAATTTAAATCCATATTTTTGAGCTTTTTGTTGCTCCCTTGGCATATACCTTCTGCCTGTATTTTTTGACCTAAATCGGCGTTGTGCTTTCTGCATTTCTAGCCTCAAAGTTTTAGTGTCTAATCCTAACAATGGGGCTTGGTAAAAAGCAGTCGATGCGTCATTGGATGAATCGCCTGTATCGATTAAAACATCGGCGACTTCGCGGTAAACATTTTTACCCTTTGGATCAATTTTGAACAGCCTCCAAAAGTTGGGTTGGGATTGCTCGGTCTTAGCTAAAAAATCCAACTCCATTTGAGGCATGAATTTTCTATCTCCAAGAATTTCTTGCTCGGCAATTTGTTGGCGCTTTTGAACTGCTTCACGATAGGCTTGCGCATCTTGCTCAGATACATTTCTCTGCGACAATAATCTCTGCTCTTCGGCAGTTAATGGAGGTACCTTATCTTGGTCAGGAATCTTAGTTTCTAGGCTGGCTTTGCCATCTAGGATCATGTTTAAAGCATCGTTTCTGGATATCCCTCTCAACTGAGCTAACTCGTCAATTTTACTAATCGTTTCTTGCCTCGTTCTAAGAAGAACTTTTTTGTCCAAACCTTTGGATTCCCTGGGCATATATAGAGACTTCAAACGATCCACACTTGCTGGGCTACTTTGCATACCTGAACGCTTCACATCAAAGACGCGATCTATACGAAATGATTTAGTAGCCGCACCGAATCCACGGCGCGTATTTCGACTAGCTATTTTATATCCAATTTTTTCTAAAAGTGGGTTAAGGGCAACTTGCTGTTGAGTGATCCCACCATGCAACGCATTTAAGAAATTTTTCTTCAAGATTGCACGATTTTCATTGGGGTCTAAATCAAGTTCTCCCTTCAAGCCTTTTGCTGTATTATTTCGATACAAATTAAAAGCCTGCCAAACCTCGTTATCGCTATCAAAAAGTTGTTGATATTCTGATGGAAGATTTTTCCAGTTTTTCAAGAATTGTAAGTTCCTTTGTAGCTGATCGACATCATGCAACATTACTAAAAGATTTCCGTCTTTAGTCATACGAAATGCATAAGGCATTTCATGCCTGTATTTAAATGGAACAGCTTTAGGTTTTCTACCCATCGAGGCGGCAAAATATCCAATTAAAAACCCTGCCCGTTCACCATCACCTTCTCGTAACGATCTACTGATTTCTCTTAGTGTTTGAATTTGCCTAGGATGCCAAGGACCTTGTGCTAATTTATCAATTACTTCAGGGCTTAAATTAGTGATCTCATTAGTATATGGCCTGCCATCTTTGGTATAGATAATTTCTATGCCTGCATCCTCAAAAACTTTTTTAGCATGATCTGCTTGTCTTGCCTGTTCTTTTTTTAGCTCTCCAGCGGTGTATCTCAGGGGTGCGCCAGTCGGTCCTTTTTGCACCTCTGCTTCACCATTTTCATTTGTTCTCCACTTAAATAAACCACCAGTATTTAAGACAGCTTGAATAGCTGGATTATTTTGGTCTTCGGTTGTAAATGCGGTATCGAAATCTTGATCGATTGGACGCTTGCCTTCTTTGCGAATTGAGCGATCTATCGGTACTTCGCCTGGTGCTGTTTTTTGATCTCCCTGTATCTCTCTTTTTCGCAATCCACGGGTGTCAGAATAATACTTATCAATTAACTTTGTGATCTCAGGAATGCGTTTAATTTTTACACCTTTTCCAATGCTTTTCATGCCCTGGAAAAATCCTTCTTCAACAAACTTTCCATTGCCATCCAATGGCCTACCAATCTTCATTAAAAAGTCCCGAACGAATGATGTTCCCATCATCGCATCCGATGCACTTCTTATAATTTTTTCAACCGCAGTTCTGCCCTTTTCTTTTTTCCCTGAAAGCAAATAATCTTTTACTTGCTCGGCAAAGATTTCGCTGGTTGTACGGCCTATATCTTGTTGGTTTAATGTACGGTCAGAATCTGATATAGATTCATCTCCAATCAATGCCCGATTGTAGTAATCCCTGATCGCATTAAATTCTTCATTCGTGACAATATTTCCATCTGCATCGTACTTCCCATATACCCCACCTTCTCCTGTCACAGGGTCACCAAAATATATTTTATTAATCATGGGGGTGAGTCCATGAATTTCTATATGGTGACCTATCTCATGAGCCAATAATCCATCAAATAAACCTTCACCGGTTAATGGATTATATTCGATAATACTTTGGCCTGTAGCTTCATCAAAATGCCAATTTCCCTGCCCTTTTTCTCCTGGACGAATTACTACATCCGGGTGGCTGATTGAATACTTGGCAATTCCCATCCGATGACCCATTGGTAACTTATCAAACGCTACTTGTTCATTTTTTGTAAGATGCTCTCGGTAGTAATGTAAATCGCCAATCGCCTGCTCAAATAATTCGCCTTTGTTCTTAAACTTTTGGTACTGCCCTACCCCAACTCCAGCCATTGTGAAAGGCAAAGAAATCGCCACTCCAGCAACCGCCCCTTCGACATCCCCTTTAGCTCCAATAAATCCAAGTGCGGCAGGTAATGCACTTGCGACTGCCAGGTTTTCACCTGCTCGGCCAACCGCTTCAATCGATCTGCCCAGCATTGGGTTGTTATCTAAAAACCGAGCTAGATTTCTAGTGGTTTCGGATATAACTGGTTGCTTGCCTACCCCGCCAGCACGAAACTCGGAAGTCATTTTACCAACTCGCTTGCTTGCAGTTTTTGCTCCTGTAAAAAATGGCTCAATAGGTTTGGTAAAGAAATTACCCGATGGTGCGTTGAGCATTTGCAACCTGTCTTTGTTTGCTCCGATTAGCCCCTCCTCGGCTCCTGGAAGCATCGACAATCTGTTAAAAAATGGTCCCGCCTCTTTGGTGGTTTGTGCAAATATCATTTCACTACCAACCACCCTCGCATCTCGAATAAAACCATCTGCGAACTTAGCCAATTTAGGAAGCGTCTTTACTGCTAATGCTCCACCTAAAAAACTTGAAGCACTTCCCGGTTCTCCGAATGTTAATGAACCCAGCCCTAATATGCCCGCACCAGTTAGTCCTGCATTTGTATACATCCTCCATTGGCGCATTGCCTGTGCTTCGGTTATTTCCTGACCCGCATCAGCGGCACTTCGCATAATAAACCTAAGTGCTACTTCTTGAGGCAAGATAGACACAAACCTCGCCCCTTTCAACATAGATGGGAGCATAGCCCCAGTAACCATACCAGGTACACCACCACCCAAAGCAAATCCTAAAGTAGCACCGGCAATCTCCGGATTGAGCTTCATCGCTTGCATGACCCCCTTACGGGCAAGGCTCATTTTCCCTGCTGGTTTCATGGCGGAGTAAACCATATTCATAGTCATCTTTCCAGCCGCTGTATTGTCTGCGATCTTAGATGCTTGCTTTAGCAATTCAGCTGGTGATGCTTGGGCGGCAAATCGAGCAGTCAGACTGTTCCGTCCAAACTTATCCAAGATGGCTTGTTTTTGGGCAAGCTCATCCATCAAAGGTTTAGCCGCTTGTGCCACACGATTACGAACCAATGCTTCGGCTGGCATTTTTTCCAACCCTTTTAAAAGTGGTGCTAATTTTTTATTGAGTACCGCAACCTCGCTAAGGGTCTTTTTGATTGTGCCTGAAAGTGCTACTCTTTGTGGGAGTGTTAATCCCTTTGCAACCGTCCCAGTTCCAGCATTTAGAGGGTCGGCTAGTATCTCAGTCATAAAACTAATACCTTGGTCAGGCTGAACAAACCCCGATCTTAAATCCTGTAAAAGCTCACTTTCCTGAGTGATATCATTTACATCACCCCCCATAACCTCGAAGATATCCTTGTCATCTATTTGGCCCAGCGTAAGAGCTTCGCCTACTGAAGAGACCAGACTCTTTGCCGCTATACCTGGATTTTCTAAAATCATCGCACCCATGTCTGCCGCATCATCATATTGTTGCATGGACTGATCGTATTTGATCTCGGAGTTTACGAGATCCAAAATATCAGAGTCATCCAACATCCCGACCATGTCTTTAGCACCCACCTCTAAGGCATTTGCCAAGTAGTTAGCACCTCTGCCTAAGAACTGTGATGTAAATACTCCACGAACTCCTCCTTCTGCCAGTCCTGAAACTGTTGCCTTTTCTGCATAATCCAAGGCGGCGGCTTTTACCCGACCTCTTGCTCCTTTATTATTTGCGTAGAAAGGCATACCGCTTTGTTTTAATGCCTCGGCAACCATGTCGGGTAGGTCGGACAAGTCTTCGGTGTTATCTAATAGACCGTACAATAATTTACCTGCTTCTTTAAATTGTTCAGCGTTTTCAGTCTTTTTGTAGTCTATGGCTTCGTCAGGTAGGTTTACTAGTTTCTCAACTGGGCCACCTGTTACGCTAACAGAACCAAATGAAAAAGCTTTAAGAGGATCAAAACCTAGTGCTGGGCTGATGTTTCCCCCAGTAGCTAACTTTACACCCTGCAAAAAACGGACACCTGCATCCTTAACCATCTCTCCAAGTCCATCCAAAACCTTGGACTCTCGACCCTGCATATTTTTATTCTCCTCAAAGAATCCATTCTTCCATGCAGATACCTTTTCCTCGTCTGTTAATTGGGATATACCATAGGGCCGAACAATCTGTTTAGCGACAAACCAAAGATCCTCTTCGGTGGGTTGTTTATCGTCTGGCCCTTCTAGTGAATAACCATTTAATTGGGGTAACCGAGGGTGAGAGATTTTAAATTTAGCCATTTTTAATTATCACTAAGTACGAAACCTCCGGGCGTAGTTATATTTGTCTGATTATCGGGAGTCGGTTTACCTCCCATAGGAACATTTTGATCCATCCAAGCAATGGCTTGTTCTACAGTTTTAAATGTAAGTCCTTGTTGATTAGCCAGCTTCCTCGCTTGTATTGATCTCATAAAATTATCATAATGCAATTTAATCGAATCTAAGTTTTTCCGGAATAATTTTGGCGATAATCTTTGATCTAATGATCCCTTTGCGCTTTTTAAAAGTTCAAGTTCGATATTGGATACCTGACCTAAAGCCCCACCAGTTGGAGAATCATTTCTCATTTTTTGCAGCCTTGAGAATGCAACATCTGACATGATAGTTTTAATATAAGCAGCAGCATTAGCCGCATTAGTGCCTCCTATATTCATGAAAGTTTCTGCACCAAAACCGCTTACCGGCCCTCCTAATTTAGGTCCTTCTTCTAAAATATTATAAAGTCCATCAATGGCTTCCAGAACTGACCCAGTGTAAGATTCATCCCCAATAGGTGGGTTTAGTTGTTTTTCTAATTTATTTAAATCTCCTTCATTTTTTATCTCTTGTGATGCAATCTCTAGTTTCTTATTTTCAATGTCTAACAATTTAATTTGGAGTTCAGCTTCTTCTTTAGGAGTCATCGGTTTCGGCTGATTGGCCAACTCCTCTGCTTCCTCAATCTTTTGTAGCCCCATAAATCGATTAGCCGATAATCTTGGGTCCATTCCGGTTTCTCTAGCAAAAGTTGCAAAGTCTTCTGAGCCGAGACTACCTACAGTTACTTTAGGTTGGCGTTCGATTTCTGCATCGAGGAATCGATTACGCATTTCAGGATCTCCACCAAGTGCAAACAAGCCTGGTCTAGCCATGTCAGCATTTTGCTGAACAGCAGGATCGATTGTTTCGGAAATCAAATTTTCTGAAAAACCTATGAGTCGCTGAGTTTCCGCATCTGCCCTTTCATTTTGCTGTTCTATCTCTGCCTGCCTAGCCGCTCTTCCTTGAGCCGCAATATTAGCTTGGGTAGCTAGTCTCTCCCTTTCCATTTTCATTTTGGCCTTAGTTTCCTGGCCTCGCTGATACTCATTTTGCAAGAATGGGTTTTTGGCGATTGCTTGTGCATCTTTTTCAGATACGCCTTGGCCCATTAAAAATCCTGCAATTTCATTTGCCCGTTTCTTTTTTTCCTGTCCCTCGATGTATCCTTTTGCTACTTGGCCAAGTGCTTGACCAAAGGATGCATTGGCGGCCGCATTTGCCCGTCCCGCCTCAAGGAATGGTGAGAAATCGACTCGCATGAGTCCCGCTTGAACTGTGTCTCCTATTGCCATAGTTTTATCCTTTTCCTAACCATCCACCTGCGGCCGTTCCTAACGCCCCAAATAATCCTTGAGCCGCTCCACTAGCCGCTTGTTCGCGAGCCGCATAGGTGTTCGCCAGATAGTTTGCCCGATTCGCATATTCTTGCATACCAATATTTACTCCAGCATCGGGATTGATCCGAGTGACTGATTCTTGTGGCAATCCAAATAGGGAGGCTCGTTGGGCGTATCCCTGCTGGACAAAGTTTTGTCCTCCACCGGTAAGCATTCTAGGATCGTATGAGGTTGCCTGGTTTCCTCGCATAGCATAACTACCAAGTGATTGTGCCTGGTTTCTGCTGTCCCGAAGTACATCTCGCAAATAATCCTCGCGGCTCATCGCTTGGGCGGCAATGCCCACATTGTCAGTACCTCTGCCTCGTGAGGTAAGAGATTCAAGCGCTGATTGATCTGCCCTTCTACGCATCTCAGGCGATAGGTCGGTCATCTGACTCTCGCGGTATGCATCGGCGGCCATCTTGTTTGCTTGCTCAACTCGTGCTTGCATGAGTGGGTCGGATGAGCGGACCGCTTGGGTCATATCCGCACCGAATCGATTCATTAGCGAGATGTCGGAACCTGCCTGACGCTCGGCCATTTGTGCGCCGAACTCTTGTGATCGCATAGCCTGTTGCTCCGCAAGCTGTGCCATCGGATCGGCGGCACGGCGAGCTAGGCTCATCTGCAAGTCTTGATACTGCGGATCGTAGCGCTGGCGATTAGCGAGTAGTTGGTTCTGTAGAGCGGGATCAGACATCGCATTTACATAATCGCGAGCCGATTGACCTACATCGAACTTTTCTAAAGCCGGTGCATCCTTCCCACCGCCAAATAATCTCTGTATGAAATATGATTTTACGCCTGAAGAGTTTACAGGTACACCCGCCCCACCCTTCTTCTTTAGCAGTTTTGCTTCCTTATCATTAATATAGGCAATCTCCTCTCCTTTCGGTGCGGCCATATTAAGAAGGGTAGCCGCTTGCTTGAGAGGATCTTCGGGTGCATACGATACAATGCCTTCAGGTGTCATTTTGCCCGATGCTCCTGATCGCATAAGCATCTCTCTTTCGATTGGATTTATATATGCGAGAGATTCTCCCGCTGGTCCTTTAGACTCAAGATATTTAATGACATCGTCCTGCGATACATTTTGATTAAATGCACTAGGGTTGCTGTCAGGGAAATAAGTGGGGTTTTTCTCTTTTGCGTAATTCGTAGGGTTCTTCATGTACGCAGAATCACCTGGGTCTTTCATCCTGCTATAATCTATATTCCCCAAGAATGCGTGTCTTTGCATATGCATTCTTCTCTCTGCCTCCTGGGCAATTTCATCCTCAGATGGACCCATGCCCACCAATCTTTTAAGTGCGTCTAGTGATTCCATATCGATTAAGTTTTGATAATGTAATTTAAAATGATGGTGGGCTGGACATTGTTGTGTGCGTCCCCATTGCCTTGGCTAGTAACACTCCCTCCATTATTAAAAGGATGCGTTCTTCCTCCTCCCCCTGAAACATCAGATATATGGCTGGTTCCAACAGTTCCGCCTCCGTGATCGTGTGAGGGCATCTGTGCGATTGTAAGCGTGTGTGTTTCTGCACCACCTGTAGCCCCTAAAGTGTCTCCATTTAATCCGCCGGATTGGTTAGTTAATCGATTAGCAGATGTGCCTCCCATGTCGTCCTGACCAGCGATAACTCGTCCACGAAGGTCAGGTATGTTAAATGTGGTTGATCCATCACCTACGCCGTAGGTTGTTCCGACTATGCCAAATAAACTAGAGTAGATTGTTCTGCTTATAGCCGCACCATCACAAAGTAAGAACCCTGTTGGCGCAGATGATCCAGCATAAGGCATAAGCGATGCAGTCGGCATAAGTACACTTACCGCCGCACTATCGAGCTTGGCCGCTGTAACCGAGTTGTCCTTTATGTGATCTGTACCGACTGCTCGATTATTATCATCTAAAGCATCACTCGCCAACTCGTTTGAGCCGATTCCATTGCTTGGTACTTTGAGTTTACCTGTGCCTGTGTCTTTAACGATGGTTGACTCATCTGCCGGATCATCGAAGGTCGCGAGATCCACAATGTCTTGCAGTTTTTGCGCGGTTACTTGATCGCCTGATGCGAAGGTTTGTCCTCGTGATAATATTGCCATAATAATTACTCCCTATGAAATAGATGTGGTTGATCGGTTGGTTATTCTTGCGTCTACTTTAACCGCCCGAATGTAGGGTCTGCCCAAAGATGGTTGGATGTCTGCCTGTACACCAAACCCGCGTTTATTTATGCGAGTACGAAGGGATGCTTCTTCGGAGTCCGGCAAGGTGCTTCCAAGCAAAGATGAAAAGCTGGTGGTGTCGGATACGGAGTCAGGATCTTCGGTGATGAATTGTATGTCTGCGTTGGTTTGCGAGCCAGTATTACTCTTCACATGAATCTCAGATCGGCTGAATACTTTGCGATCAATCGCATCGGCATCGAATTGGCGGGTGGTGAGCTGGCTAATTACAGGAATGGTTTCGGAGGATGCCTGACCAGGTGTAACCGATACAACATCTCCACCTTCAACCGCATCCACCTTATGCACCCCACCCTCTTCAGTTGTGATATAGAGTGCATTCTGTGCGCCTTCACGAGCTACCAATAATTCACGAATTGCAAAGTCAATAGAGTTTACCGAATCTATGCTTTCAAACCCACCATTGATAAAGTTGTAGATAAGAATGGTGTTTAGCTTTCTGCCATTACCCGCACCAGGTGTAGAGTCTAATGGTACTGCCAACCAATATCTGTTATTAAAATACACACCGCATGATAGGTGGGCATAGTCCTGATTTATGCGATCTATGTAGGGCTGTATGGTTTCGGATATGGGTGTGCCTGTTCCACGCAAGTGATACTGATCATAAAACTCTACTGAGTATATTCCTTGGTCGGATAGGAATAAAATCTTGTTGGCTACCTGGACGATTGATTTGCGGGCAGATGCACCGATCTCACTCGTAACCACATTGGTGGATACATCAGAAAGAGATCCACTCACGCCTGTGAGGAGGTGGATGGATTTTCGGTTAAATGCGACAATGCTGTCTTGGGTGAAAGGTTGGAGGCCAACCAGGTAATCACTCTTACCAGCAGATGCTCGGAACTGATTGCCGATAATATCGAATGTATCTGAATCGAATATATCTGAGGCCGCCAACTCATCCCTGATTTCTCGGTCCACAGGGATAGTATCTGCTGTATACCAATATGGAACCCATAATCTACGCTGGTGAAACTCACCCCACGGAGCGGCTGGCATATGCTCGTACCCTTTGCCGATAGCTAATGCTTTACTTACGGTGAGTGATGCTCCGAGGGATACATTTGCGACCCCAAGGTTGAAGGTAAATCGATCATTCACATTGTCGCTATCCTCATCCGATACAGATGTGACTACAGCTTTTTGATTTACGAATAAATCGTAGGGGGATGCTCCAGCACGGATGGTAACCTCGTCACCTTTTTGGAGGTTATGCCCTGCCCCAATATCCATCGTGACCACACCATCGGTTGCCGAGGCAGTAGTGTCAGTAAAGTATTGTGGCGTAGTATATGCGCCATTGCTTACCCTGGTAAAGTCTTCGAAGTATTCGACCTGTGCGCCACTCACATTGTAGCTGGCAACAGTTTGCGAGTCTGCCATCTCAACCGTGAAAGATGTGGAGGTGGGTGCAGTCTTTATCTGATAGCAGTTGTTAGGATCGTAAGTTGGCCAGCCTGTGAAGTTTGTGAGGGTGACAAAGTCACCTACTACTCGGCCATGATCTGCTGTGGTATTTACAGTTATTACCTGACCACTTTGAGAGGCAGAACTGACTGATCGATAAATAAGTTTTGGGGAGGCTGAAAGAGTGGTCTTGCGGGATCGGAAGATAAACATCTTATCAAACCCCTGTGCCATGCCTACTGGGTTATCTACAGTCTCTCCACCCGCCTCATACCGGCACTTAAAAAGTGCTGAGTCTTTTAGCCGAATGATTACGCAAAGGTTATTGGTGGCCGAGAATATATAGTCATCATTATTGGATGACGCATCGCTATATAC